GCCGCCAGCGCCTGTACCAAAAGCCACAATTTTTGTGCCTTCAGCGATGCCCGTACCACTCAAAGTTTGCCCTTGAGCCACAGCCCCTGACAAAATGCCCGATACGGTCAGCACATTGCCCGTAATTGAGCCTGTAAACTGAGCGCCAATGAAGTTCTGGGTGGATGGGTTAGGGCCAATCGTGTACTGAGTCTGACCCGGAACCACAGGGAAAATAATCTCTGTGACGTTAAAAACCATCATGTTCTCATTTGACCATTGGTCAATGAGGTCGTTGAACATATCAAAAGCATCTTGGGCGGCATCAGGAGAAGGCGTTTCCCCGGCTTCTAATGCGCCAATGTCTTTTAATGCTCGGCTAATGATGTTAAACGGGGTCGTTGCCATTTTGAGCTTCCCTTTGGAGTTGTGGAATTACCTGCCTGTCAATTTTTTGTAGCAGATTTACAACAACTTTATAGGGCAGCTCGCGTAAAGCGCCAGCCACTACTTGCAATTCTTCGACGGTTAGTTCCAGCTTTACTTCTTTCACACAGTCACCGTGAATGTTTTAGGCTTCCAAGGCGGGTGGATTTCTTTTGCGCCTTTTAGTGCCTCAATCTGTTCCCTAATGCGTGATTCTACGGCGTTTTGACCGTCTTTCATAGTTGCTTGGCGCACCCAGCCAACCACCATTTCCTCGGTAGTTTGAGCCAGCGGAACCGTCAATTCAGGGCTTTGGAAGTACCAGTAACCCTCAGAGGCAACCTCGCCCTCAGAGGCACGATAGCGAACATGAGTAATTAGCTCGCCATCGGCATGGATTTCAAGAATTTCCCACTTCACGGTGCGTCAGGCCAAGTTACATCCCAAGGGAAGCCAGCTTGTGCAGGAACATCCCGCAATGCTTGACGGTAAACCGCCCAAGGCTGGCTAACGGCATCGGCAATATCTTTGCCTTGTGACCAATCGCTGTCTTTAAGGCGCTGGTTACGAGTCTCTCGGACATTTTTGGCTTGCTCGGCATCTTTTTGTGCACGATATTCAGCCATTTGCTCAGCAGCAGTTTTTGCGGGTTGGTCGCCTTGCGCTGGTTGGTCTTGGAACACAGGGCCAATAGAATATTTGGTAAACCATTGACCGTTAATTTGTTCAACACCATTCCGATAGCTGAACTCATACGGAGGCTGAGTTGTAGCTTGTGGGCCTTCCAAAACCACATCAGCACCAAAATCACCAAGGATTTCGGCAGTCAGCGGCACGGGGAAAGATGTTTCAGGATGCATGGAGCGAAACTCGCCCTCAAACATCACTTGGCCTGTTTCACGAATTCTGATTTCCATGTTAACTCCTTGTTATGACTAGGCCACCGCCAAGAAAATATAGGAACCGCCGCTGGCGTTTGTGCCAGCATTAGAGCCAATCAAACGGAACCCTGTTGCTATGGTTTCCACATAGTTTGTTCCCGTCACCTCTGCCGCAGTGCTGTTAAGCAGGATGTACGGGTCGTTGCCTGAAGTCATGCCACGCGTCGTGTCGTACACATACCAATCGCCAGTCGTGTCCGTGCGTTTGATAAGTACAAAACGAACCCCGCTTGGGAATCCGCAATTAATTGTCTGATTTGCGCCAGTGCCGCTATATGAACCAACCTTGCTCACGCCGGGGCATGACGCAAACAAATATGCAACCATGTTGTAACCGCTAGCGTTTGTACCAGCGTCAGAACCAACGGTGAAAACAGATGCAGTTGGGTTTGTGTCATTCCAAAAACCTGTTGAAACCGCAACAGAATTAGTCAAATTCAAATAAAGCGCTTGTCCACTACCAAGGGAAGAATGATAAACACGCCAAGCATAAGTACCAAAATTTCTAATCTTAGCGATTATCATTTCTGGAACTGCGGTTAAATTATGATTAATGTTTTGAGGAGAACCTGTCCCCGGATAGCAAACAACATCGTGGAATCCCGGAGCTCGCTTAAACATATATGATTCACGGTTGGTGTCAGCCCCAAATGCGCTACCAAACCAACCAGTGTTATATGCAAATGTAGCGGCGGTTGAATAGTTGTATTCAGCATTAACCCTTGATGTTTGCAGAATCTGTCCAGTGCCCGTTAATCTAGCCGCTACATAAGGATAGGAAATGTATTGGTCAGAATATCCGGGACGATAAATATTAATTGCAGTATCAAACCCGGAAATCACCGTGTTTGACTTGTATTCAGGAACACCATTTGTTGAGAACGCTGGCTCAAATACGCTTGCGCCTGTCGTAGGCGTTTTCATCGGGCCACGGCGAATGGCGATGTAGATGAATCTATCTGAAGATGAACCCCATCCACCTAAATATGCAACGTTTAGCGAAAATCCAGTAGATGTTATGTTCACTGGATAAGAAACGTTACCAACAGTAGATTCATACGTGCCAGAATTTGCTTCTAGTTTTTGAGCAAGTCCATAAGAGCCAATTCCTCTCATAGTGTCAAACATCCACCAAGGACTTCCACTCGGGTCAGTAGCGTTTTTCATCAATATGAATTGAGGTTCATAGCCCAAAGTCACATTAATTGCAGATGTATTACTAGCCGCAGTTCCATAGCCGCAACTGATTACGTTATCTGTTCCTGTTGGACCAAAACCGCCAGCATCATGCGCGAAAATATATGCAACGTAAGTATAGCCAGAGCTATTTACACTATATCCACCACCAGCCACATAAAAATTAGTAGATGTTGGATTTGTTGGGAAATAAGGGAGTGCAGTTACGGGGGCTGTATCCTCTAATCTCAATGCGGAATTAGTAGGATTAGCCAAACTACGATGATAGACAATCCACCCTTGGTCGCCGCCACTTACTGTTTTAATTATGATGCACCCGGGAACTGACCCCAAACTATGAGGAATTGCTCTATTTGATACATCATCACCTGAATATGTAACTACGTCAAAAAATTTAGGCTGTTTTCTAAATGACCAAGCAACATAAGTTGAATTGTTTGTATTTGATGCTATTGAGCTGCCAACAGTAAACCCGTTGCTATTAAATGCAGTCAAGGAGTTAGCGTCTGTTGTTTGCGGGGCGGTTGAATCAGATTTCAAATACTTTGTCGCACCTCTGTTTGTATCAAACAATTTATTTGATGGAGATGCAGATGTAGACGACCTTTCTTTAATCCAAACCAACCCACCGTTAGTGGATAAATCAAGTCCATTATTTATTGTTTGCGATGCGCCTGTACCCGTGTACAGGTAAGTGCTGAACACCGATTCTATATAATTTGCCTCAGCAGATACATTATCTGTTTTTGATGCGGCGTTGAACATTACTTCTTCTCCTTGCAATTATCAAAGTGCCAACGCTTAGATGTATTTACAGAAATTGATTTTTCACAATGAGGACAAATTGTTTTCAATTTAGGTACACCTTTTCTTTGCATACTCATTTTTGCTTTTGATTCTTCAGATTGCTTGCGTCCCTTCATAGGACTGACTCGTCCAAACAATTTTTGAGAAACTTGTAATTTTGTTTTTTCTGACGGTTTGTAGTTTACAGTTTTTCGCGCTTCAGCAATAGCCGCCCGTCCTTCTGGCGACTTAGGTTTTCTCATTTTTTCTTTTGTTGCCTCGTCAAATTTTCTACCACGCATTAAAAACGACATTCGATTTTTATGTTGCTCTGTATGTTTATAACCAGAAGCTCCATCGCCACCTTCAGTCACATTTGTTAAATCAAACCCAATATCTCTTAATTCAGAAATAACAAGGCATTCAAAATCTAAAGCATCTTCATCTGTTACATCATCTTCAATTTTTTTTATCTTTATTTCAAAACCATCATTCAATATGCTACGAATCTTGTTAAGTTTTTTTGATTTGCGTTCAGGATAATACTTAGCTTCTTTCACATGATAATTGCAACGCTCATCCTTCCCTTTCCCAATATAGAAAGGTTTGTTATTTCGACCGTCAATTAACATATAAACATACGCCATCAGGATTCCTTACGGGGTGTAGTTTTGTGCAACAGTGATGCCGTACCAGTTCGTTCCATCGCTAAAGAACGAGTAAATGTCTTGCTTGCTTGCAGTGCTGGTGATGGTCGGTGCTGTGCCACCGGGCCATTTAACAGTTGACCATGTGACCGTGCGGCTACCAGTTCCATCTTGTTTGAGGAACAGAATAAAGCTCTTGCCAGCCGCCGCTGTCGGCATG